TGTTTACACAGCCATTACGCATTACAAGATACTCAGTGAGCGTCATTTTTAACTCCTATTTTCAATAGTGGAGTTAGTATTTTACCCTAATTTTTCAGTATGTCAAGTTTTAGGAGAAACCGATGAGGGAACCAAGCTTAGAAGAAGGGATCAGTGCTGCTATCAGTTGGAACCTCAACAACATTAACACATCCATGCCGGGAATTATAGTGAGGGTGCTAAATGACTTAAGCGGGATGACCGTTGATGTTCAGCCCACCTTAAACATGAAATGGCAAGATGGGACAGTGGTTGAGAGACCTCCTATCCTTAATGTCCCTCTGCAATTCCCTTGTAGCACTACATCAGCTTTCACCTTTCCTGTCAATTCGGGAGATTGTGTCCTGTTGATATTCTCCCAAAGAGGGATGGATAGTTGGAAGTCTGGTAATGGTTATCAAACTACTCCTACAGACTATCGTAAATTTGACGGTAGAGACGCTGTAGCTATTCCCGGCATATACCCTCCCGGTAGATCAGTCAACGATCCTGTGAAGCGTAGATGGAACCACAATACAAGAGATACAGTGGTTGCACATAATATCGGCACTGGTAATGAAGTTGAGATACGTCTGAAAGAAGATGGTCGTGTATTGATTAATACTGATGCGGGATTGGAAGTCAATGCACCAGAAACCATTTGGAACGGTAACATTGTTCACACAGGCATCCTTTCCTCTAATGGCGTAATTGTCGACAGTCATACACACACTGGAGTTGATACAGGTCCGGGTGTTTCTGGTCCTCCTGTTAAATAGGTGAATTGATGGACCTCTTATTATCAAATGAGCATGACATAGTATTTGTAAACGGTGCTTGTCCTGTTACTAATGAACTTAGACAAGTAGTTGCTCAGAGACTTACCATAAGACTTCTTACCTTCTTGGGAGAATGGTTTTTAGATACAACTTATGGTGTACCCTACTATCAAAGGATATTGGGTAAGAAAACCAGCAAACAAGCCGTTGACAACATCTTTCAAGAACAAATACTGCTTGATGAAGATGTGTTGGAAATAACAAGTTTTTCATCTACCTTCACAAATAGAAATTATAGTTTAAGTTTCAAGGCGAGAACTATATTTGGTGAAACAGATGTAATCAATATTACAAGTATAGGAAGTTAAAATGGCGAATGGCTACGGTGTAACGGATCAAGGTTTTGCTATAAAACGTCTTGATACCATCTTGACAGAGAAGAGAAACAAGGCTACACAACTTTTCCAAGACCTTGTAACTCCCGGTGATATCGTAGATACATCAGCCAGCAGTGCTCTTGGGAGGTTAATTGGTCTTGTAGCTCCGGGTGAAAGTGATCTTTGGGAGGCTTTACAAGAGGTTTACAGCGCTTTTGATCCAAACCAAGCTACAGGTACTGCCTTAGACAACCTCGTTGCTCTAGGGGGCATACAGAGGCTTCCAGCACGTAGTTCTATAACCACTGAGATCCTTACTGGGGATGTAGGTACATTGATTCCGGCAGGCTCCACAATCAGGGGTACAACAACTGCTGAAGACTGGAGAGTCTTAACATCTATCGGTATTTCTCCTACAGGGGCTGTGGGTATTGGAGTCAAGCCTACCGTGCTTGTAGCTAACGCTACTTACACTATCACCTATAGTACAAACACTACTACCAAACAAATCACGTACACAGCAGATACAAGCCCTACAGAATCCAAGGTGCTTCTGGGTTTATCTTCCGCAGCAATTTCAGATGGTAGTGTAACCACTAGCATTTCGAACGGTATCCTGTATGTAAACTTGGTAGATCAAACCTCATCAAACACCAGCTTTAGTGCAAGTAACAACCTTGCCATTTTAAAAGCTAGTAATATTGGTGATGTAGAATCTGTTAATACAGGTGCTATCTCTGCTGAAGCTAATACCATCACCAATATTACAACTCCTGTTCTTGGTTGGGATAGTGCAACAAACCCACTAGCGGCTTCGGAAGGATCTAGCGTTGAGACAGATGAAGACCTACGTACTCGCTTTAGGGAAACCAAGTATACCAGAGCTTCTAACATTCTAGAAGCATTATATTCTGCTTTGATTAGCTTGGAAGGTGTGGAAGAAGTTATAATCTATGAAAATGATACAGATCTCACTGATGAGAATGGAATTCCTGCTCATAGTTTCCTTCCTATCGTGCTAGGTGGTTTAAGTCAACAGATTGGTAATAGCATTTGGGAGAATAAGCCATTAGGTATTCGCTCCTTCGGTAATACTGTAGTGACTGTTACCGATAGCCAAGGCTTTACGCATGACATTGGTTATGAAAGACCGAACCCCGTAAGCGTATACATTAACATGGAAATAGTAACCGGTCCTAATTTCCCTCAGAATGGTGAGACACTAATCAAGAATAACATTGTTGACTACTTTAAGAACAACTTTGGTATTGGTGATGATGTTATCTATAGTCGTTTGTATACGCCAATCAACCAAGTATCTGATCACAGTGTAAATGAAATGACCATTGGTCTTGATCCAAACTTGATGGATAGTTCCAATATCTCAATTGCTTATAATCAGATAGCAAGCATAGAGTCTGTGAATATTAACATTACTACAGTTTAAGGAGATTGTATGATACCTGAATACACAGAGGTTGATTATCTTTCTGAAGCTCGTAGTAGAGTAACCCAGCAGTTCAAGAATAAGGAGGTTTTTGATAAGTATCTCCAACTTCTTATCACTGAACTAGGTAATATTTCAACTTCTATAAAAGAAGTTCTTCAGCTTCGTGGACTTGATGAAGCTAAAGGTGCTCAGCTGGACGTGATTGGTAGGATTGTAGGGCAGGATAGGATTCTTCTGCAAGCCGAACTGTACGAATGGTTTGGTATGCAGAATGCCTTGAATGCTCAGAGCTTTGGGGATGCTGATAATACATCTGTAGGTGGTTTGTTTTACGACTTTGGTACACCTTTTGGTGGCAATGTAGAGCTTGATGATGAAACCTACAGGAAGTTTATCAAAGCTAAAATCTTCAAGAACACTACAAGGTCTACACCAGAAGAGTTTATTAAAGTAGTAAATGTGATCTTTAATACACCTAAGACTTACATTTATGAAGAGGAAGCTAAGTTCTATGTTTACTTCGGAAGAACATTAACAAGCTTTGAAAGAATACTGCTGGATTACATCTCTTACTCTGAAGGTTATCCCTCCAGACTCCTACCCAAAACAGTTGGTGTAGGTATTGGATATGGTGAATTTCAGGCAGAAAGTTTCTTTGGTTTCCAAGGGACACCGGGAGCTAAAGGTTTCGGTGAATATACTGGAGACTATGGTTACGGCTTAGGTTACGGAAAAAATTATGGTGATAGTGATTACGGCGCTAAAAATGGCGGCACTTTTGCTTCGTTATTCTAATAGGAAAGATTAAATGGCTGAAATTACTAAACCGGATCTATCTTTGATCTGGGCATCAAGTGGAGATGTATTAAAACCATCGGATAGCAAGATTCAATCTGGTTGGGCTGTAGAGATTCCACCTCGTCAATGGTTTAACTGGCTTGATAACCGTCAGGATCAGGCTATTGCACATATCAACCAACATGGTATTCCTGTTTGGGATGACACGACCGAGTATATCGCAGGTAAGAGTTATGTACAAAGTCCTGCAAGCGGTGAAATATTCAGGGCTGTACAGACAAACATTGGTCGAAACCCCGATACAGATGCTAACGACACCTATTGGGAAAGCTTCTCTGGATCAGGTGGGGAAGTACCCGTAGATAATACACAAGCTCCTCCAAGTCTTGTTGCTGCCTTCGCACGCAGCAGTGCACCTTTAGGTTGGTTAAAGTGTAATGGTGCTGCTGTATCACGTACAACTTACGCCAGCTTGTTTGCTGCTATTGGTACAACGTTTGGTGCTGGTGACGGTACAACTACTTTCAACCTTCCTGATCTACGTGGTGAATTCATTCGTGGTTGGAATGATGATGCATCTGTAGATTCTGCACGTGTGTTTGGTAGCAAGCAGTCCGATTCCTTCCGTTCGCACAATCACATCATTAATATTAGTTCCGCTGGTTCTCACACTCACAACACAGTATTTGCACGTGACTTGGCTACTTATACCTCTACGTCGAACAATGCCGTATACGGTGATGAAGTACGAGACGGTACGGATACTGTAGCTACCAACTCAGCAGGTAATCACACTCACAACGCAACAGCTAGTCTTGCTGGTGGTAATGAAACAAGACCACGTAACGTAGCCCTCCTTTACTGTATTAAATATTAATTATGAATGCACCTACTATCTATCTAACAGACAAACACACTGGGCTTCTGGTAGGTATTGATCATGCCGATCCTGATCCTTTGGAAGAAGGTAATTGGCTAATACCTGCACACGCTTACCTAGAAACACCTCCAGAGATTTCAGAATTTGAATCGGTTAAGTGGGAGAATGGTGGATGGGTAGTAGTTGTAAATAATCGTGTAATTGAGATTGAACGTCATTGGAGAAACTTGGAACTATTTAGATCTGATTTTGAAATCAATAAGATCGAAGATGATGATCCAAAAGCTGTTGGTACAATAGAACAATGGCGGAAATATCGAAGACAATTGAGGGCTTGGCCTGAACATGAGGACTTTCCCAGTATAGAGAAACGTCCTATAGCCCCTGATGATATATTGGAGAATTAAGAATGCCTCAAAAGACAAGCCCGTTTATTCAAGGGAAGTACGGTTGGACCTTCGGCGAGAGCGGATGGCACACAGGGATGGATGAGAACCTACTAAAGTTCTCCTATTTGCATGATAGAAACGTTGATGGTATTGTAGCAGAACTACCAACACCTCCTGTGAATGGTACAGCATATTTTAACACAACTGACAATGCAATCTACTTTGTAGTAGATGGTACATATTATACTACTCCTGTTCCTCAATGGTTTGAATTTCACCTCCGTAGTGACGGAACTACCTATCAATTTGATGGTGACAGTGTTAATGTTGTCCCATCTACTGAAGACCTCTCAAGTCAATTTGACGCATTAGGTACAGCAGCCTACAATAATACAGAAGATTTTGCAAATGCTGCAAATCTAGCCGACATAGTAAATCCTGCACTTGGTGCAGCCTTAGTTGGATATAAGGGTAGAACCCTCGCTAACAAGCTTAGTGATATTATAAATGTAAAAGACTACGGAGCAAAAGGGGATGGTGTTACGGATGATACAGCAGCAATACAATCTGCTCTCACTTCTCTTGGTGCAGTAACAGCCGCGAGTAGACGAGACTTAAATCGAACCCTAGACCTTGCGGGAAAATCATATATTGTTAGTGCTCCAAGAGAAGTGAGAGCAGATTGTA